AGCTTGTTTAGGTGCAGACCCAACTTCAACTCTTGTAACCTCTACATATTTACACGAGTTCTTACCAGCTCAAGCTGACTTCTCAGCAGATTGCACACTTCCACCTTACACAATTGAGATTTTTAAATCAGTAGGAAGTGCTTATCAAATTGTAGATGGGCAAATTCATACTCTCACAATTGAAATGAATGCAGGTGAAATAATTAAGTCGACTGCTACAGTTCATGGAAGAGCTTATAGCAAGGTAGCCAAGCAAACTCCAGCATACAATCCAGCTCCAGTAATGACATGGAATCAAACATCAGTACAAATAGCTGGTGCAGCAAATGGAGAATTCAGAACAGCAGTTCTTACAATCGAAAATCCGATAGAAGGAGTCATGACTTTAAATGGAAGTTTAAATGAAGGCAAACTAAAAAGAAGTGGATTTAGAAATATAACAATTTCAGGTGACCAAGATTTTTCAAGTCAACTTCAGGAAGGTAAGTTTAGAGCACAAACAAGACAAGCTTTTAAATTTACTGTAACTGGTGATGTTGTTGGTACAGCATCAGAAAGAAATCAATTAACTTTAGATTTACCACAAGTAAATTATACAACTTATGCTTACCCGATTGGTGGTGCAGGATTAATCACAGCATCTTATGAAGGCAAAGCAGAATACAATACTACAAGTAGCTATGCTGGAAGGTTTACATTACAGAACACACAAACTAGTTACTAAAGGAGAAGCTCATGAAGTTCACGATACAAGACAAAGAGTTTGTCATCACATCAGCTAAAACAAAACACGTTTTAGAAATTGAGAAAGAAACTGGTAAAACACTTTCTAAGCTCGGTGAAGATTTTACTTTTCAAGATGTCATAACTATTTTTACAAAAGCTTTGCAACAAAGCGATTCTACAATTACTCAGGAATGGGTTGAGGAAAACACTACAATGTCAGATATGGAAACTATGAATGAGGTTGTTTCCTATTTTTTGGCAGTAAAGAAATAGTTAATAAGACCCTCTTAGATGTGTTAGACTTATTCGGACAGGAGTATGGATGGAATATGTTTGACATTGAACACTTAACAACAAATCAAATCAACTATTTAATTCATAAAATTAAACATAGAAACGAAAGAAGCTCTATGAGGATTAAATAATTGGCAGACCAAAAAATATCATTAGCAGTTAATTTAAAAGATAAAGCTTCCAAAGGTCTGGAAGGTCTTAAAGGTAAACTAGGTGGTTTAGCTACTGGAGCAAATATAGCAACTGTTGCTGTCTTAGCTTTAGTTGCTGGATTAACTAAATTAGCTTTTTCTACAGCTAAAGCAGGAGATGACTTTGCTAAAACTGCTGCTCAGGTTGGTACTAATGCTAAAGCACTATCTGAATTAAGCTTTGCAGCTCAAATTGGTGGAGCAGATATGAGTGCTGTTGCTACTACTTTAAGAGTTGTATCCAAAAGAGTTAACGATGCAAATAATGGATTGATGACATCTGTACGTTCATTCAAACAACTTGGATTAGAAGTTAGAAAATCTAATGGCACAATGAAAACTGCTGAAGAATTAATTATGGAATCAGCAGATGCTTTTAAAGCATTAAAAAGTCCAGTAGAAAGAACAGCTTTAGCACAAGAATTATTTGGAAGAAGTGGTACAAAATTAATTCCTTTATTAATGATGGGTACTGAAAAAATAAAAGGTCTTCGTGAAGAAGCAGAAATATTAGGATTAACATTTTCAAAAGTAGAAGCAGAGCAATCTGAAGCATTTCAAGATGAACTCTTAAGATTACAAAGTACATTTGTTGGCTTAGGTAGAACTATTGGTAAACAAATTATACCAATTCTTACTCAGATGTTCACCTTTATGAAAGATGTAATGTTGGTTGTCGTACCTTTAGTGAATACTGCTTTCCAAATATTTATTGTTACTTTGAAAGCTTTAGCACAACCTTTAATTGTTGTAACTGATATATTTACAACTCTTGGTAAAGTGAGTTTTGAAGGTATTAAAAGTTTAGTTAGTTCAATTAGTAAATTCTTTAAAGAAGATTTAACCGATGAAAACTTAGAAAAATTACAAAGGATGAATACAATATTAGGTGTTGGTGTTGCACCACCGACTACCTTTGGTGGGATGGATTTAACTAAACCAGAAGATGAAGACAAAGATAAAGACCCTGAAGAAACTACAAACAAACTTATGAATAATCTTAATGCAGTTAAAGAGGGATTTTTAAATGCTCATAAAGATTACCAAATGACATTAACTCAAATGTCTATGGAATTAGGTGCAGGTATACAATCAACTTTAGCAACAACTGTTGATTCTATAGGAACTGCATTTGGAGAAATGTTAACCGAAGGTAAAAGTTTCAAACAATCAATGTCTGCTATCTGGAAAGATTTAAAGAAACAAGTAATTATGCAAATTGCTCAAATGATGGTTAAGATGGTTGCCATGTTAGCTCTAGCTTTAGTTTTAAATACTTTAACTGGTGGAGCTTTTGCAGCAAGTGGTGGAATGAAAATAGGTGGTATATTTTCTGGTAAAAATGGTGGCATAACTAATGCACTTGATGTACCAAGTTTTGCTCAGGGTGGAATTACTAATGCTCCACAATTAGCTTTGATAGGTGACAATGCAAACAACAGAGAAGCAGTTGTACCTTTACCTAATGGTAGAAGCATCCCAGTTGAGATGAATGGTGGTGGACAAACAATTAATCAATTAAATATTTTACCTAATGCAAGTATTGATGAAGCTCTCTTAGCTAAACCAGTTCAATACTGGGAAACTTTAGTGCAAGAAAAAATACTTCCAGCTATGAATAATCTTGGTGAGATGGGCGAGACTACTACTCTTGCTTTTAGAGAGGGCAGATAAATGAGTATGCTTTTAGGAGTTCCTAATTCTAGTTATATAACTTTAGATACAACTGCAACTTATGGATACAGATTTATAGAACAGTTTGATAAAAATGACATTAGAACTAAAGGTGGAAGTTTATTTACATACATAACTGCTCAGGGAAATTATAATACTTTTAAATTGCCAATGTCTTTTGTAACATCATCAGATAGAAGTTTAATTAATTCTTGGTTTAGTACAGCAACAGATTTAAGATTTATTGAAGATGATACTTTTGCAACAAGCTATTACACAGTTAGACTCGTTGGTAAGACAGACCCATTTACAGTATTTAAGAAACCATACTTCAGACAATTCTATGATGGTGAACTTGTATTGGAAACTGTTTAGAGGTAAAATAAATTATGGGTAAAAGAGGCAGATTTGCAGACAGAGGAACATATAAAATATCAAATGCTCAAGCTACAGATGGTACAGAAATAGCTGCAGATTGGGGTAATAAAAACTTTTATTGTACAGAAATATATATAGATGCTTTTACTACAGCACAAACAAGTGGTACAATCGAAATCGGATTATACGATGCTAGTGGTAGCTTAGAACATACAATGATGAAGTTACACGTCCATCAACATTCTAGCTCTGACCCTGTATCAGAACATCAAGATTTAAGACCTTGTTTTGTTTTACCATCTAGTTATAGTGTTAGAGTAACATCGCCAGAAGCAGAAATAACTGTTGAATGTGGTGTGATGGGAGTAGTCTTTGAGGTTACTGAATAAATTACAAAAAGGTAAGGTTTACTAATGGCACATATTTACGATTCATTTAGAAACTATTTAGCAGTAGGAAGTGCAGATTTGTCTTCTGTAACAATAGGAGCATTGCTTGTTAATACAACTGCTAATGTTGCTTCTGGATATGTATTTTCAGCAGCACATACGACAAGAGCAAACGTACCAGCAGTAGCACAAGTAGCTGTATATTCACTTTCAAATGTAGCAGTAAGTTCTGGTAGAGTTAATGCAGATGACTTAGCTATACCAACAGTAACAGGTGCTCCAATAAATGCAGTAATTTATTTTGTTGCTACAACTAATTCAAGTACAAGTCCATTAATAGCAATCCAATCTTCGGGAAGTGGGTTTCCATTAACGCCTGATGGTGGAACAGTTAATGTAACTTTCCCATCATCTGACCCATTTGTATTAAAGGTGTAACGTGGCTATACAAGGAACAACAATTGGAACAGATAGTTTAGAAACCAATGCTGTTACTAATCCTAAAGTCGCAGATGATGCAATTGCTATTGCAGAGTTGTCTGCAACTGGCACACCTTCTTCATCTACTTTTTTAAGAGGAGACAATGCTTGGGCAGCAGCAGGTGGTGGCTCTTTAGAGTTCTTAGTAGAAAATAGTGTAGCAGGTGGCGTTCATCTTAGTACAGCATTTAGTTCAACATATTTAACAAGTACATACGAAAGATATTTAATAACATTTCAAGATTTATTATTTAGTGCTGATAATATTACTTTTGCTTCCCAAATAAGTACTGACAATGGTGCAAATTATCAAACAACTAGTTATAGAACAGCTGGATTTGCTACAGAATATAATGGTTCTGCTGCAAATACCACTACCTTATCTACAGCAACTTACTTTATGTGGGCAGTAAAGGTTGCGAATAATTCTACACATAGCTTAAATGGACATATCTTTTTAATAAATCCAGCAAATGGTAATTGTCATCCACAAGCATATTCTGAGATAGGACATTTTGCAGCAGATGACTATTCAAGACGAATCATAGAACATAGTGTTTGGGCAGGTGGTGGTGGTTTTAACAATATTAAATTTTTCCCATCTTCTGGAGTTTTTCAAAGTGGTAAGTTCGTATTATATGGAGTGAAAAATAGCTAATGGCAAATAAATATAAAATGGTAGATGGAGTCTCTATTCAATTAACAGATGAAGAACAAGCAGCAGTAGATAGTGAACAAGAAGCTGCAACTGCTAATATCGCAGCTGTGGCATATAGAAGAGAGAGACAAAAAGAATATGGTTCAACAGAAGAACAATTAGAATATATAGTAGAAAATGGATTAGATGCTTTTATAACAAAACAAAATGAAATAAAATCTAAATATCCAAAGGGTGAAACATAGGAGTAAGATATGGCAGTTGCAGATAGTGTACAAAATGTTGGAACTGATGATATACAAAACAAAGCTGTAACTAATGCAAAACTAGCAAACGATTCCATAACAATAAATGGAAGTGATACTGCTTTAGGCACGAGTGTAACAGTAGATGTTCCTACAACTAGAAATTTAATTATTAATGGAGCAATGGAAGTTGCACAAAAAGGAACAAGTCATACAAGTGGTGCACAAACCTATTGGCTAGATAGATTTTATACATACATATTTGGTGCTAGTGGTAGAACAATATCACAAACTACAAATGCACCAGATGGATTTAAACATAGCATAAGGATGCAAAGAGATAATGGAGTTTCTACTACTACTGGTTTGTATTTTTCACAACCATGCGAAAGTGCTAGTTGTGTAGGATTTGCAGGAAGTAAAATAACTTTAAGTTTTTATGCTAGGAAAGGAGCAAATTTCTCTTCAACAAGTGATTATATTAATGTAGCTGTATATTCTGGAACTGGTACTGACGAATCTTTAATAGCAGGATTAACTGGCTCTGTTGCAGTAATTGGTGCTGTTAACCAAGCGATTACAGGAGACTGGGTAAGGTATACATTTACAAGTGGAAGTGTTGTACCAACAAATTCAAATCAATTAGTTTTTCAAATAATACAAACTCCAACAGGAACAGCAGGAGCAGATGACTGGTATGAAATTACAGGTATACAAATTGAATTAGGAGAAAGTGCTACAGATTTTGTACATGAAGAATATGGAACAACTCTAGCAAAATGCCAAAGATTCTTTTTGAATTATGTTCAAGGGAATACAAAAAGTATAGGTACTGGTGGTTTTTACAATGGAACAGTCCTAGCAGTTCATTATCAAGTACCAGTTACATTTAGAGAAGCACCATCTCTCGCCTTTGGCTCTGGAACTGGTTATTATTATGCAGATAGGAATGGTGCGTCTGTTACAGGTAACTTTACTGCTGCGTCTTGGGCTCAATTAAACTCTGTAGGAATGTATGGTACATTTGGCAGTAGTACAGGTGGACACGTTGCTTTTGTAAGAACGAATAACGCAGGAGCTTATATCTGGTGGGACGCAGAAATATAGGAGAAGTAATGTTTGAAGGTTGCACAATAAAATATGGATACGATTTAAGTGGAGTTAAAAATCAAGTAATAATTGAATATCCAGCAAGAGAAGATGGTAGCCAAGATGTTGTGGCTTGTCCTATGGATGCAGGAAATAGATATTACAAAATGGTTTTACAATATGTAGAAGAAGGTGGAGTTATAAATGAGTGATGTAATTATCTGGAAACAGGACAATGGAGTCTTAGCTATCACGCATCCAGCAACAGATTGTGGGCTTACAGTTGATGAGATAGCAAAAAAAGATTTACCGACAGGGACAAAATATAAAATAATAAACTCAAATGATTTACCAGCGTGGGATGAGTTTAGAGATGCTTGGACTTGTCCAGATGACTACCTTGATACAGGAGTAGCAGATTGATAAGACATGATATGGAAAAAGCCAGAGATATCTGGAGAAATAAAATTAGAGCAGTAAGAAAACCTATTTTAGAACAATTAGATATTGAATTTATGCGATGTACAGAGAAGGGCGAAGATACTACATCCATCGTTGAAGTCAAAAACCTACTTAGAAACTTTCCACAAAAACCAGAAATTGATGAAGCAAGTTCGGTTGCAGAGTTAAGGGAAATATGGGATACTGCATTATTAGGAGACAAATAACATGGCACAAACAGTAGTAGCGACAGGAGCAACAGCATTAAGTGGAAGCACATTGATTTATTCAAGTGCAGCAG